CTACGATACCGAATGTTTCCCCAACTATTGGTTGTTGAAATTCCGGCCCCGTGGCGGCCAGGCGTACAGCTTCCGGCTTCGGGCGGGTCAGTGCTTCACGCCAGCCGACGCGGCCCGCATTTGCCTGTTGTTTGAAGCATTTTGCGCGGTCAGTTTCAACGGCAATTATTACGACGTGCCCATGATTTCGGCGGCGCTGTCGGGCTACACGGCCGAACAATTGAAATGGTTGAATGACCGCATCATTGTGGAAAAGGCGAAGCCGTGGGAATTGGGTTTGCCTGAATGGAAGCCGTCGGACCATATCGACATTATGGAAGTTGCACCAGGCGCCGGAAGCCAAAAGCAATATGCCGGCCGCATCCATTACAAGACCATGCGCGATTTGCCCTATGACCCCGGGCACTACGTCAGCGAAGCCGAAATTGTGGAAGTGGACAGCTATTGCGAAAATGACCTTGCTGTCCTTGAAGCCCTATTTGACGCCCTGGCGCCACAGATTCGCCAGCGTGAAGCCGTGGGCAAAAAATACGGCCTTGACCTTCGCAGCAAGTCCGACGCGCAAATGGCCGAAGCCGTGTTGAAGCGACGTTGCGAACAGGCCACCGGGCAACGCATTTTCAAACCAAATATTGATTGGAATTTGCAATTTCGGTACAAGGTGCCGGCGTTCATTTCCTATTCAATGCCACAGCTTCAACGCGCCCTTGAACTGGTGCGCGGGTCCATCTTTGGCATTCGCCCGCCGGCAAGCATGGGTGGCCGCGACGACGGCGAAAAGGGTAAGTGCATTTCAATGCCACACCAGCTTGAAGGGCTGGAAATTGCAATCGGTTCGTCGGTCTACAAAATGGGCGTCGGCGGCCTGCATAGTCAAGAAAAGAAACTTGTCGCCGTCAGTGACGAAACGTACCAAGTACGCATGCCCGACGTCGCCAGCTATTACCCCAATTTGATGTTGAATTCGGGAGAGTTCCCGCCCGCGCTGGGTGCCGCGTTCTTGCGCGAATTTGCCGAAATTAAAGACGGTCGACTTGTGGCAAAGGCCCTTGCCAAAAAGCTGAAAGCCCAGGGCTTTGAAGGAACCGTGGAATATGAAGACGCCACGACCGAAGACGGCGGCGGCAAGATTATGATTAACGGCACGTTTGGCAAAACCGGGAGCCCTTACAGTGTGCTATGGGCGCCCACCATGTTGATTCAAACGACCGTCACGGGCCAATTGTCGCTTTTGATGCTGATTGAATGGCACGAACTTTATGGAATCCCGGTGGTGTCAGCGAACACCGACGGCATTGTGATTAAGTGCCCGCGGGACAAGTTGCACATATCCGAAGCCCTGATTGCCGAATGGCAAAAGCGCACGGGGCTGGAAATGGAAACCGACGATTACATTGCCATCTATGCCCGCGACGTGAACAATTATTTTGCCATCAAGACCCCGGACGACGTGAAGCGCAAAGGGGAGTACGGCAAGGGCGGATTGGTCGAAAAGAAAAACCCCGACGTTGAAATTTGCGCCGACGCCGTGGCCGAATTCTTGGCAAAGGGCGTCCCCGTGCTTTACACCATTTCGGCGTGCCGTGACCTTCGCAAATTTGTCACCATTCAAAAGGTCAACGGGGGCGGCGTCAAAATGTGGGGCGAAGGTCCGCGCAAAGGTGCCAGGGTCATGGACATGGTCGGCACGCTGACGGCAAACGGCTGGGTCAAAGAGGGCCGCAAGTGGCGCAAGGGTGACAGCGTCACCGACGCGACCACGGCTTATCACGCATGCTTCGCGCCTCAAACGCCGGAATATTTGGGCAAGGTGGTGCGCTGGTATTACAGCACCACGGCGCCCGGCCCCATCGTCTACGCCAGCAACGGCAACACGGTCAGCCTGTCCTATGGTGCCCGGCCGTGCATGAACTTGCCCGACGAATTCCCGAACGACATTGATTATTCGTGGTACGTCGACAAGGCCGAAGCCATGTTGCAAGACGTCGGTTTTTACATGTTGACAGGCGCTAAATAATTTATCTATAATTGCACCATCAGTTCAACACGGAGAAAAAGCAAATGTTCAAATTCATTATCACGGTCGACGGCGTCAAGTACGAAGGCATTTTTGCTTGCAGTTGCGACGCGGTCATTGATGCAATCGAACGCAACCCCGACGCCCGTCGCGTCAGTGTCAAGGCCGCCAAATGTTGACATTGAATCCCGGGCTTATGCGGTCCATGGACACCGACCATTTGCTCGGTTCATTGGAGTGCGAACCGGCCATCATGCGAACGCCGGTTGAATTGGAATTGATGCGCCGATGTTATGACCTGGCGGACGAACGGGACGAAAGAATTGAAGCCGACAAAGTGCAAGGACACATTGACGATGCGGCAACGCACTGGCCGGACGAAGATTTTTTGCACCAACTAAGCGACCGCATTTTTGAATTGGGCGAACAGTTGGACGGTGACAATAAAGACGAAGCGCACGCCATTGCCGCCGAATTGACCAAATTGGAACAGGCTATTGAAGAAGCGAAAGGACGCCATGATGCTGAACTTGCAAAAATTTTTACGGCTTAACATTTTCCTGTTGTCCATCGTGGCCGCCACAGGGCACGCCGCATGCGTCAAAATCGCCGCGGACGGTACGGAAGGGCCTTGCCCTGTCCAAGTGCAACGGGAGCCCGTAGCGGCCCCGGAACAGGCCAGCGCCAGCCCTTGCCAGCTTGGGGGCATACTGGCGTATAAAGCCTACCTTGAAGGCACATACGACGCGCAACGGCCGGACGGTCGGAAGCTGCATTATCTGGTCGACTATTGGGGTGACATGATGGTCGCCAAGCATGACCGCAAGATTGCCCACCGGGCCGTCGATTACGTCGCAATCCGGCTTCAAGCCACAGGAATGCGCCAGCCTTGGGACGGCGCTGTCTATGAAGCCGCCCGCGAATTTATTGCAAGGGAGTGTTCAAAGTGACTTACAAAACCGGAACCAAATTGACCGACAAGACGACCGGCGACGTGTTCATTGTCAGCAGTTCGACCGCGGACCAAACGGCCTACACTGGCGCCAGCGGAAGCGGCACAATCAAGACGTCGGAATTGCCCCAGGTGTTTGACGCTGACGATAGCGGCGTCCCGCTGCAAACCGTGGCCGAAGCCCTTTCGGCGCTTGACGTGCAAGAAGGCGGTGACCATTACAAGAAGTTGGGCGCCTATCAGCCGTGGGAAGTGTTACGCCGCTGGCTGACGCCCGAAGAGTTCCGCGGCTACATGAAGGGGACCGCCATTGCCTATTTGGCCCGCGAACAGGACAAGGGGGGCATGCTGGATATTCGCAAGGCCGGCCACACCCTGCAAGGTCTTGTTGAATTGTTGGGGGCTGAATAATGGCCGCCCGCGAATCCGCCGCAATGGTCAAGGCCCGCAAGATGGTCACGGAACAGGGCGTCACGCCCTACGCCGCGGCGCAAAAGGTCGGCTTGACCCGTTCCGCCATTTACATGGCCCCATGGTACAAGGCTTGGAAGGCGGCCCAAAAATGAAGCGAATCGGTTGTCACGCCCGCCAGTATGGCGACCAAATGATTTGTGCCCCTTGCGGGCTCAATTGGGACGTGAACGACCCGGAGCCGCCGGAGTGCCGCAAGCATGACGGCCGTTCCAAGGTCGTGAAGCTGGTCAAGGAAATGGAAACGCCGAAGCCGGCACCCAAAGGGCTTCCCGACACCTTGCCGCCCCATGTGGCCGCCGAAATGGAACAGGCGCACAAAAACGGCGGCATGCAAGCCGCTTACCGAATTTTCCTTGACAGGATGGACCTATGAAAACCGCAATTGTGCTTTTGATGCTTTATGCGCTGGTCAGCTATATGGATTGGGAAGACACCCAAGCCGACCAGGCGCACTATTGCGAAATGGTCAAGGCGAAGACCTGGCCGGACTATCGCGGGACATATCGCCAGGAATGCCCGAAGTAAGGGGCGCCCAGGCTTCGGCCTGTTGCTCCACCCAATCCCGCAAGAAAAGAAATTGTCGCGTCGTCACTGCGGCGTCGGAACGGAGCCCCGCGCATTCATCCGTGACGGGCGGCTTGATGCTGGCACTAGGTCCAGGGTCGGCGGGTCTTGCATCAGTTCCGGCGGGGGCTTGGGGAACGGCGGCGGCTTTACTGCGACCGGCGTCGTTCCGCACGCGGCCAGGGCCATACAGGCGACGCAAATCATTAGAACCTTTTGCATATTCATTCC